GTGGGCTCGTGCAGTCATCCTGTCATAAAATGGCAGGACCACGTTGTTGCTACTGCACCATTTGTACAATTTAGGGAAGTACAAATCCCATTCATCCTCCCCATGAAGAGCGAGCTCAGCCAAAAGATTCTCAGCGTTCTGAGCAATATCCCCATACGGATTCTTCTTGCTCTTGTACCAATACACAGTGTATAGAACACTATCCAAATTCAATGGAGCAATCCAGCCGTAGTTGGGCAAAGGCATGAAGTGTTCAGACATATCCATGTCTCGCACAAACGTGCGCTTAAGGAATGTTATATTCCCTATATCTGTGTAGGGCACAAGAGTACCATCCTTGGCACCAGCAGTGTAAGTAAGCCCAAAAGAACTCATCATCACCTGGCACACTGTCACTTGATTAAAGGTGTCTCTGACGCTTTCATCGACACCAACAACGTTATCATCCCCAAATGTATTCATAAACACATGTTCCCACATGTCTTGTGCGTCGCCCGTAAGCTTCACATAACAGCCTGTGAGCGTGATCAAGGAATACATGGAATTGACAACAGTTGTAAGGGGATGTCCGCTGGGAAGCGACTTGTGCCACTGCACAACATATTCAAGCTTGTTTCCAATGCCTGTGACATGTCGTGAGTGTATCAAATCTTCCCACAAAACTCCTCTCACTGTGTCGTCTTCAGGGTGCCAATCAGGTGACAACTTGTACCACGAATTTATGTAGTTCAAAATAGCCAAATGTACCCATGGCTGCTCACTAGCATCAAACCTGGAGAAATCCCCGTCAAAAACGGCACCTCCTTTGGACAGCAACTTGTCTGTCAAATCACCCCATTCAGTATACTGATTAATACCAGGAGCCATTCCGTTCTTGATGCGTGTGGAGAACATAGCAGACTGAAATGCTCCGAAGTACATCCGTACAGCTATTGTGTAATCAAGCTCAGCTCCACTTATCATCCTAGTCTTCACTGACTCCACCTTCTCAAGTGGACGCAACTCATCCTTCAAAAAATCCGTGAATAAGTGTAAAGTGCGATTGCCCTTCTTAGCTTCAGTGACAATGTGCTCAACATCTGCCACAATTTCCTTGTACCCAGG